TTATCTTATTGTCCCGCTCAATTCCTCTGACAGTCCAATCCGCCGTCGCTTTAATATAGTCTTCCCAAGTCATAGGTATATGCCAATTAGTGGCTACAAACCCCACTTTTAAAGTGTCTTCGCGGTCGTCTATCAGTCGTGTCGTCATGTCTTAATAATATAAAGAACACCATAGTTCTTAGGTCGTGTTTCAGCGCCACCGGTCGTCGATGTGTTCACAGATATACCAGTTGAATTTAAATTAGACCCAAAAGTATTTGCGCCAGTCGCGTCCAGATATGGCACACTGCCGCTGCCGCCACCATTAATGCCAACAGTAATTTTAAGAAGATGGTTGTGCTGTGGATCAGTGACGCCATGGCTGTGGTTCAAATAAGTGTCAGCTTGGCTTGCGCCAACAGCGGGGCCAGTAGCGCCACTTACAACGCCATTTGATCCTGTGCCACGCAAAAACATGCCGCGAAGATCGGGCACTCTAAAATTACCGGCAGTCTCACCGCCAGTGTTCCATGCTGATCCAATAGCAGCATAAAGATTTGCATAGGCTGTTTGAGCGTATTGCGTGCCATCGCATAATAGCCAACCAGTAGGAGCTGAAGAACCTGCAAAAGTAGCGATCATACCTGGTGGGTTAGAGCCAACGCCGGTAATAGGCACGCTAAACGCTGCCCCAGAACTATTAATTATTGCGCGCGTAACGCCATTTGTCTGGATTGTAAAATTACGGTCGTTAGCCGCCGCAAAGAAAGAATCCGTCGCGTTAGCCGATAAATCCGTATATGCCGTGCCTGTTGCGCTCGATAACTGTAGCGTGCCGCCCCATAGATCCAATTGTTGTGCGGGCGTCGTGGTGCCTAAACCTATATGGCCGTTTGCATCCAGATAAAACGCGCTGTTAGTTCCTTTAATGAAGTTCAACACAGGGCCATAGCCGGTCTGTGTGACTGTCAACGCAGGGTTAGATGAATTAGAATTAATGACGACGTTACCACTAAGAACAGGCGATTGCGCCGTTGTAGGCGCTGAAATATTATCAACTGTCCAAATGACGCTATTATTAGCATCGGCTAATGTAAACTTATATGTATTAGCGCCTAGCCAAATGTCGGCCTCGCCTCTGGCGTTTAGGACTACTGGATTAGTATTGGCTGAGCCGCCTGTGCTATCCGTATAAGTTGCTAACGGTGTTGTTGTGCCAGCGGCATAGGTATAGACCAGACCTCCAACAAGCGGCGCGCCTGAACTGTCTATAAATTGCATTTTGGCGACGGGTGAAAGAACGGACATTAAGCACCTATATTACTTGTGACGGTCAAGATGACCGAAGGGATAGCTGGAACAGGACTTGCCGCTGCTTGTGGAGCCAGCGTAATACCCGTATCATTAGTTGACCAGATCAACTCAAAATAATCGCCTTTATTAAGACTTAACATAAAGCTGGACGTAACAACAGTCGTTGTGCCGTTTACTATTAAAGCTTGGATAGCAGATTGAACAATATCAACGCCATTGACGCGGGGCCAAACATATATACTTTTTGCACTGCCTGCCGTGCTGGCGCATTGAAGGGAAAATTGAAGATTATATATAGCTGTATTGTTTACAAATACTTGTGATGTTGTTGTTCCTAAATAAACACCATAAGACATTTTGGTGTTGTTATTAGGGTATGTATTATTAAATGTGATCGGATAAGCTGTGTTGATAGCAACCGCTGTATGTGTCGTCGTATCGTAAAACGATCCATATCGTCGTCCAGCTTCTACAGACGTATAGATATTAAAAAACCAACGATACCAAGGTCGTGAAGGCATATCTTTTTCCGAGATCGCAACACGCGACGCCGGAATCTGAGTGTTATTATCGACGGGATTAGGCATTGGTGCCATCCGCGTGCAATTCCGCACCCATGATGGCTATCTTAACTGGGTCAGTGCCGGATACTTCATACACGCGATCGCGGAGCTTTAATGTCATGCCAAGACGCCGCCAGATCGTCCGGTAGCCTGTCTGCCCGATTTTGCCCATTGATTTCCAATGTTCATTAGACCATGTGTGACCGCCATCGTCCGACCAACGAAGCATGACTTTAGGATCTGAACCTTGAACTGTCCCGTCTAAACCAACGCCAGTCTGACAATCTAATTGAAGGCTATGCTGTGCGGTTCGATTAAGATTATTCTGACCTGTCGGCAGCGCGCGCCACGACCGCAACCATTTTTGAATACCACCTGCCTCTGTATAATCATTTAAATCATAAGCATAAATACCACCCGATTTATAATCGCCAATAACAATAGTATTGTTAAAATTCATTTGGCAATTACCACGGTGACGCGTAAACATGTCATTTTCCCACCCAGCGCGCTCATGCCATGCTTGCGTAGATACGTCATATACCCATGTCGTATTAGCAGTCGGAAAATTTAAAACATAAAAACTATGACCGTCCTGCTGATACGTATAGGCTACAGCATCAGATAATGTCGCGTATTGTTGAATTTGCCATTCAACGGCGTGGGTAGAGATACGTTGCCCTGCATACCCGTTCGAGACATATACAATACCATTACCGCGCGCGTCAGCACCAAGCCAATAGACGTTATTGTCCATTTTGGCGACTGAATACGCAGCAAGACAGCCAGTTTCAATAAACGCGCCTTGAATACGCGCTAAAGGAAACGGAAAATTACCGGCATCATACCAGACTTCGACAGAGTTCGTGCCAAAAAGCCATACTTCGCGGTGATTTACTAATAGCGTAACAAGATTATCCGGCGAACCATCAGCGCTGGCGTATTGTAATGGATCAATTGATGTGCCTGTAGAATCCATAACCCAAAAGACTTGGCTGTTAGGCTGATTAAACACAAAATAAGTATCCAAAAAGCCACAGCCAACAGCGCCATAAAAGTTAGAACTAAGCTGGGTAAGAAAGTCAGAAAACGTCAATGTATTTGTGCCGCTTACCGTAGCAGCTACAGACAACACAAAAGTGGTTCCGTTTGTAATACTAGCGACTGTTGCACCACCAGGTATGCCGGGGCCAGACACAGGTTGAGTAGGATATATTTGCGTTGTATCTGTAGTCGTTACGGTAGTAAGACCATTTGTTGTCGTGCAAACCAATGATGGATTGCTGCTATTATAAATATAGCCATAAGCATTAGCCGCAATGAATAATTGCGTGCCATTGTCGGTCATTGTGACCTGAGTTGTTCCGGCTATGTTACCTTTATATGTTGCGTTCCAATTATTATCTATCTGATACAAACCGGTTCCAGAGACAACATAGCCTTTTCCATTGAACGTCCATAAGCCACGAATAGGACCAGAACCTATGTTATTGAGAAGCCGCAACCCCGGCACGCGTTGAAGCCAGGCAGCTTCTTTACCGCCTTCAGGAATAATCTCAGGGTATAAATTTATCATTTGAGCGTCAGCCGCATTAGGCGACCGCGCTTGATATGAGGAGCCAAGAATAGGCGTCTTCATTAGTAATTACCTGCAAAGATATTATATTTCTGACGAGTGCCCACAATGCTGTATGGGATCGCCATAACGCCATTTGGATTGTTAATGCGTTTTAAATTGCGTTTGCTAGACATAGCAATACGCGACACTTGTGGTGATGGCTCAACACCAAACTCAGGCGCTAATTCGCAAGCCAAATTATACCTAAACGCTCTTAAATATCCTGGCGGAAACGCTAATGTCGTCGCCAATGTCGCTGGCTGATAAAGCTCCGAGACGGATACAAAATGAAACTCTAGCAGTTTAGTTGGCACAGGATAGACAGATAAGCTAATATTCGGATAAGTTGGATTAGCAAACATCACTTGTGGGTAAGTGCTTGTAACCGTCTTGACCGCAATGCCATCATATTGCTGTTGATTAATGAGTTTGATGCCGTATGAGATCCCTGACGCTGGATCACGGAAATATGTTGCGTCGTCTAATAAAATTGGACGGACAGGCGTATAAAGAGGATCTAATGGCGTTAATGTGCCGGTAGGCCCAAGAGTGGCGTTCCGCGTGGATGGAAGCCAATTCATCACTTGGTCGATTGTGCAGTAGACTGAAAGACGCTCTATGTTCCACGACTCAATCATTTGATTAAGAGCAAACAACGCATCATCGGCTGACTCAGAAGATGGCGTCTCACCCTCTGCCAAAACGCCTAAAAGCCGCAACGCGCCGCATATTTGGTCATAAGCCGTATAGGCAGAACTACCTGACGGCGACGGTGATGGCGTAGGGCTAGGGACAATTGAGTCAAAGAAAAGCGCCATTTGGGCGGAAGTCCACCCAAAAGCTGTTTGTGCTGTAAGATAGAGGACATCGCCAGCATATACGTAATCAGCCGAGTTAAACTCGATCCAGACAGCCGTGTTTGGATCGGCGTTTACCGCTTGATAAAGAGTATCCATCAAGCCAAGCGCGGATACTGCGGTAAAAAAGTCCTGTCTGGATACATATGCTGTCATCAGAAATGAACCTTATTTAGCTTTGGCTTTAATCTGCGCCTGTATCTTTTGAGCTACAGCTTCAGTCGCAAGTTTATCATGTTCAGCCTGCAAAAGCGCCTGCAATTCGCCAACTGTTATCGTAATAGGCGTATTAGGATCGACTTGCGGTTGTGACGCAGGCTTTGCTTCTTGAGCAAAAGCGGGGGCCGAAATTAAAACTAATGCGATAACAATACGTTTCATAATTTCTCCTTAGAAGGCGTGGCAATTAAGATTTAATTTATCTGACGCTGTGAACGCAGTAAGGGTTCCTGCCGTACTATAATTTGCAACTTGTATGCTTGTCGTAGTCGAAGCTATCTGTTTCTGCAAGAATATAGATGTCGATTGCGTTGTAATATCAGAAACAGAACAAGCCCACCCTGTCGTAGCCGTTGGCATTGTAATAGAACAAGCCGCTGCCGTTGGGCTTGAACCTATTGTGACTTGAAAAGCCGCAGTTCCATTTGCCGTTACAGATGGCGAAGTTCCGCAACCACCAACTGATGTTGCTGTCGGGGCCGTAGGACTAACCATAATTACACCGTTGTTTTGATAGCCACCCACAACATTAAGTCCAAATTGATTAGTGGTTAATCCGTTTGAAGCGTTCCAATTCATAAGGTTTGCCGAAAATGCGCCAGCATCAGTATATGCTTGCAAAAGCAGTGTATTTGCACTTAATGAAAATACGAAATTTCTCTGCCCAGATGTGCCCGCCGAATTATACATAGATAATGCAGGTGTATTATTTGAAGCAACCAAAAACTGATTTGATGCTGATCCTGTGCTATTCGCTACAATACCATTAAATGTTTGTGTAGTAGTCCATGTATTTGCTGTGCTTAATAGAGGAATAGTAGCGCCGCTCGTTCCAGTATTAACAGTCGATGCTGTTCCAAGACCTGTAATATCCGTGTTCGCCAATTGAGCGACAGTAAATGCCCCGCCCGCAGTCGTTTGCTTAACAACCTGTGACGTTCCGCCCGTTGCGCTGAAATCGGTTGTGCCGCCAGGAAATGTTAATACAGATCCCGTGCCAGCCGCAGCCGCAGGTTTAATCTGCAATGTGCCGCTCGTAGAACCGCCCATTATAACAGAGCCCTGTGTCCCCGCTGCGCCAAGTGTTAAAGCGCCAGTAGCAATAGAGGCATTAGCTGATGTTGTTGGCGAAGCACCAGAACCGCCACCAAGAACGATCTGACCAGAACCTAATGCCGCCGTAGGAACTACCAAACCACCAGCGGTATTTGTATTATTGCCAATAGCAGTAACAACACCTGTGCCTGTAGTTGTTGTTGCAGGAGCCACACCTGCGCCGCCGCCAATAACAAGAGCATTAGCCGCAAGGGCCGCAGAGGATGACATACCAGTAGCACTGGAAAAGTAAGGAATACCGCCAGAAGTTCCTGTCGCCAACCCCGTTCCGCCACCAGCAACGCCTAAAATGTTCCAAGAAGTGACACCCGAACCGTTTGTGGTTAAAGCATAGCCTGTCGTGCCGTTAGTGGAAGGTACCTGAAATATTGTGCCGGTTCCTGCCGCCGCCGCAGTCTGAATTGTAGCTGTGCCGCTTGTAACACCAGACAATGTAAGCGTTCCGGCAGTCGTTCCCGCCACGCCAAGCGTAGGAGTTGCACTTGCTGTAACAGTATTTGCGGTGCCAGACGCTAAAAGCGTTCCGGCAGTTGTAGTTGCAGGAAATGTAGCCGTTGTCCAAGAAGGATTAGCCGCCGCACCTCCGCTTTGAAGATGCTGACCAGCCGAACCTGTTGCAATAACAGATGGGCCTGTGCCAGATCCGCCACCAACAACTAATGAATATTGTGCGAGGGCTGTGGTCGGAACTACGAAACCGCCGTTAGTATTAGTGTTATTTCCAATGGCTGTAACAACGCCAGTTCCAGTTGTGGTCGTTGCCGGAGCTACGCCTGCACCGCCACCAATAACAAGAGCATTAGCCGCAAGGGCCGCAGAGGATGACATACCAGTAGCACTGGAAAAGTAAGGAATACCGCCACTTGTTACGGTGCCGCTAACCGTTGCGGGGAAGGCAATGCTCGAAGCAACAGCCGTAACCGTGCAGGTTGAGCCGAGTGTGCAGGACTGACCATTGACGGTCGTTGTCGGACTTGTCCAAGTCATGGCAGATGTTCCGCCAGCTTGAGAGGTCAACAAATATCCTGCCGTGCCAACGGTTGTAGGCAAATTGAAATTGTAAGCTGTGGTTGCACCATTATTCTGAAGCGTTACAGTTGCACCGGTTGCGCCACCATTTGCAAGACCGAGAGTGCCTGTCGTTGTTGCGTTCACACCTAAAGTCGGCGTTGCGCTTGCGGTTACGGCGTTAGCCGTTCCAGATGTTAGGATAGTTCCAGCGGTTGTAGTTGCAGGAAACGTCGCGGTCGTCCAAGCAGGAGCCCCACTAGCGCCAGAAGCTAAATGCTGATTTGCCGTCGCTGTTCCAGACAAAACGGCAAGCGCAGAAGCGGTGGAATAGATAATGCCGCCATTTGACGCCGTAAGACTTGCGTTGGTGCCGCCATTCGTCAATGAAAGCTGCGTTCCTGACCAATTAGAATTATTGATCGTAACAGTGCTGCCAAGAGCGCCAGCCGTAACGCCCGTCGCCGGAACTGCGGTAGCGGTAATGCTGGTATTACAACCAAAACCAGTATTAGTAGTCCAAGAAACGGCGCTTCCGGCTGTGGAACAAGATGTCATGCTAAGTGCTGTAGGCGAAGCTGCGCCTGACGTTGCGTTGCCGACAACAGTATTTGCAGCTTGTGTAGCAAGGACAGTGAGAGGAATTGTGCCCGTGCCAGCAACAGTTCCTGTAAAGGTCGGGCTGGCAATACTAGGTGATGTAGCCAGAACAATTGACCCCGAACCTGTTGTCGTATTGCCAAGAACGGTTACGGTTCCAGTCGTCGCGGGAAGCGTCAAAACGCTTGTGCCTAAAGCGCCCGTTGTTGGCTGTAATGTTATTGAACCAGAAGTCGCGTTAGCAAAAGCCAATGATCCAGCGGAAGTTCCAGCCACGCCGATTGTAGGGCTGTAGCTTCCGCTAACTGTAGTGCCAGTTGCAGCATAATAGGCAAGTTGCCCGATTGTCCCTGACGAAACAGTTCCGCCGCCACCGCCGGTCGTGCAAGCGCCGCCTGCGTCCACAAGATTTCCGTTGGCATCAATGCTAACGCAATGTCCGTTTGTAAGCGTTCCGCTTGTAGTGCCAAATGTTGTAGTTGATCCAGAAAGAGATCCCCAAGACATCGCCGTTGATCCACCTCCACCCGAAAGTAAAGGTTGACCTGACGTGCCTGCGGTTGTTGGAAGATTAAAATTGTATGTGTCCGCCGAATTTTGAGGTTTGATAGTTACAGTGCCACTTGTAGTTCCTACAAATGACACAGATCCAGTGGAACCGCCTGTTGTTCCTGTCGTAATACCAGAATTGATAGCTAATGAATTATAACCTGTTATTAAACCAGTAGCTGCATTGATTCCTAAAAGGTTTGTCGAAAATGCGCCAGCATCAGTATATGCTTGCAAAAGAAGACTATTAGATGTTGGAGCAAAAACAAAATTTCTTTGTCCTGAAGTTCCCCCAGAATTATAAATTGAAAACGCGGGGGTGTTATTTGACGCTACTTGAAATACATTTGAAGAAGATGATGTACTATTTGCTGTTATTCCGTTAAAAATTGCAGCATAATTAGCTGTAAGGCTGGATTGAAGTTGGATTGACGAAGTGCCTTGTGCGTATATATTTAAAGGAACATTGGTATCTGTGCCTACAGCTTTAATGGCCGGACCAAAACCCGTTCCAGAACTAGCAATTAAAACACGATTTACTGCTGAAGCGCCTCCTGACAAGTCCAATACATAGCCGCTATTTTGCGTAAAGCGAGTAATATTTGAACCAACATATGTCCAACATCCATCAAATGAATTTAAACATAGTGCCTGACCTGACTTTGAAAGAAAAGAATACGGCGCGTTATCACCGGCAGCATTAAACACAATATTATGATTTCCAGTTGCCGAAATCATATTGTAAGCAGATGATGATGATGCAATATCATTATCTTTTACTGTATTATCGCCGCCTATTAAAATACCATTGTGAACAGCATGGTTATTCGCAGAGTAGGCAACACCAGTTTGACTTCCCGCGCTTGTAACAAGCGTTAAATGAGTTCCGTCTATAACTGATGCTACGCGATATAAAACGCCGTTAATTGTGATCGTCGAAATATCGCTCGTAAACGCCCCAAAACCAGCCTGCGTAACGGCAGTTACTGCTGTTCCAGATGTATTAACTGTGCCTGTAAATACGTTATTTGCCTCAGAAGTAAGATATAAAGACGCAATAATTGGATATGACGATAAATAGTTATGCCATTCCATAACCCTAAAGCTAGGTCCACCGACATAACTATCTGCTTGATTATTGCTGTAATCTTTTTCGTCATTAACACCTAAAACATTTCCTGAGCCAGTTGAAATCACAAGGTCAATATTTTGACCCCATGTCTTACCGGGATGAGTCCCTGCCGCCGGATCTGGTTGCGCGTTTATAAGACCGTAAAGGCCGACTTTTTGGTTATTGTCGCCTGTTACATAAGGATCGCCGCCTTTATTAACGAGAAAATTAAATGAAATGGCGTTTTCTGGTAGTGTCGCACTTTTGCTAATAGATTGAGTGAAATTCTGAGCATAAGGGGCGTGGGCAATATCAACTATATTGTAATACGCGCCAGTTTGAACTCCCGCACTTGTCGTAAGCGTTAAACTTGTCGGGCTGTTATAGTTAGCAATGGTGTAGTTTGTGCTTCCGATGCGGATCGACGGAGCGCCTGCTGGGAAAGATGAAACGCTTCCGCCATATCCAGAGCCGGTCACAAAAGTCACCGTTGTTCCAGATGTATTTACAGTTCCAGCTACAGCCCCAATTCCTGCGACAGAAAGAACTGGCGTTTGATTAGGATAATAGCCAATCCATGTGCCAGAACACGTAGGTATCCAACCCAAAGATCCTTGAGGATCATAATATCCATCTGTAACTTTACATGTAGCGTTCTGTTGAACAGATTGAAGTGCCGTCCAAATATTTGGGTTAGTAAAAGCTGGTAAAGGATACCAAGTAGAGCCTACTTTATATTGAACAGGCGAAGATAAAGAGGCATTATAGCCCCATAAAACTTGGGTATAAGTTTGCGCCTGAAGGCTAGTCGAGATCAGTGATAGGGCTAGGATCAGCGGCTTCTTCATCATCAACCTTCAATTTGCGCGTGCGTCGCCGGACTATAGCATTGTCCATAGGAGGCGTCACCTCCCCTGGCGTAAATAGCTCCCAACCTAATTCTTCGTCGTGAGCTACTTCTAAATCAGAAGTTGCGACCTTAACACCATGCACAGGGTGCCGGAGATAGAAAACAGCCATGTTGACTCCTATGGGGAGGGCCAGGCGACCCGTAGGTCGCCCGTGGTATTAGTATTAAGACGCTACCAGCGGAACTGAGAACCACTGAGTCGCACTATAGGCCACAAACATAACTGAGGTTTTAGCAGCCATAGAATATGCGGTGCCAGAAGCAACAGCGTTAATAGCGGCGCTGTTGGAATCATTAGCCGAATACACTTTAAGAATAG